AAGCACCACCAAGGTCAATCATACCCTGATTTATGAAGATGCGGCGCAGAACATTTACGGCCTTATCTATGATAAGGACGGCAACCTTCTGAACGTCGTCGATGGTCTGGGCAGTCTTGACCCGCTCAGTGCAACGCAGTTTGAGCAGAGCGCCCGGTTTGGTTTTCCGTATGCGCCCCAGTGGAACCCCTGTTGTCATGGGGGCAAGACCATGGAACAGCAGGCGGCAGAGCTGGAAGCACAGAAGCATCACATTGCTTCGATCTTCACAAACCAGTCCCCGACCGCCCTTTATCCGACCAACGCGGATTCTGTGGGCAAGCAGTTTTTGCTTCGTTGGATTTTCTGAGATGTGAATACCATGCAGGATATCAACAACAAGTTGGCCGCGCTTCTGGAAGCAGTCACCAATTTCTTTGAAGCGTTTGCCGACGACATGGCCGAAATCAAAGCGTCCCTTGCAAACATCGAAAATCTGCTTGCGGACATCAAGACCAACACCACCAAGTAATAAAGGAGAATGAATTATGTTTAACAAGTCCAATCAGAACGCCGCCCCCGAGATCGTGAAATCCTATCTGTCCATTGAAGGTGCAACCGTTCAGGCCTGTCACCTCATTTCCGACCGGATTTGTGTGTTCACCCTGAACGTGCCCGGTGCTACCTTCCTTAATCTGAAGGTGGTTGACGGCAAAAACGGGGAGTTTATCGCGATGCCGCAGAGCAAGGGCCGCGACGGTCAGTATTACGATCTGTACCGCGTGTACCTTTCTGAGAAGGACGCACAGCGCGTTATCAGCGCGGTGGAAGCGCACGCAACGGCGCAGGGCGAAAAGACGGATTACAAGAGCAGATTCGAGGTATAAAATATGAGCAAGCGCTGTAAAAATATGGCGCTTGACCTGTACACAAAAGATGGCTGGATTAATATTCCAGCCATTTCTAGTATACAGGCATGGTGCTATATCATCATCGGAAAACGCCAAGTTGGTAAAACCTACGGCGTTTTGAAGCACGAGTTGGAGAGCAAGATTCATTTCTTGTATCTCCGCAGAACAACCGTGGAATTTGATGCCATTACCAGCGACCCCGAATTGAACCCATTTCTTCCGCTTCAGAAGGAAGGACTTGACGCAGATATTGCAAAGACTGGCAAAGTGACTTACACTATCGGCAAATTTGACACCGACGAGGACGGCAAAATCACAAGCTGTCGGGAAAAATATGCCGTGGGTATGACGCTCCCCAGCATTGCAAATATCCGAGGTTTCAACGGCAGTGCATTCCAAGAGGTTGTTTTTGACGAATTTATCCCTGAGAAGATCGTGGTCAAGCGCAAGGCAGAGGGCGACGCGCTGTTGAATGCATATGTGACGGTCAACGGGAACAGGGAACTTCAGGGCCAACCGCCTTTGAAACTGTGGTTGTTGGCAAATGCTTTTGATATCACGTCTCCGATTCTGGTTGAGTTGGGCGTGGTGGACGAGATTGCAAAGCTGGCGAGAACCGGCAGGGAATGGACGATCACAGACACCGGTGTTTTTATCGCTCTTCCCAAGTCTCAGCAGGTCAGTACAAAGCGCAGTCAAACCGCGTTTATGCGTCACATGGCCCGGAACAAGAACAGCAAATTTTATAAAATGGCAATGGAGAACGAGTTTAGCTATAACGATCTGTCCGCAGTTCGCCCTATGCCGCTCCGTGGTATGCGCCCGGAATTTTCCATTGCTGGCCTGTATTGCTACCGGTACGACGACAACCACTATTATTTGTGTACGTCCCCGCACCAGTCCAGAGAGGTTTACCCAGACAATCAGGCAGGAAAACAGGCGTTCAAGCTGGCGCACCCCTATTTCCAGCTTATGCTTGTTTTGGGGCAAGTGTGGTGTTCCGACGTTCCCACGCTTATCAAGATCAGAGAATATCTTGACATCAAAGAATAAATGATGTATAGTTGTCTTGCGGGCCACCCCAAAAGCAAAGCGCCCCGGAAGGGCGTGGGGTTGCATTCTTTGCTTGCACGGGCCCGCTTTTATCAGAAAGGAGTAAGGCAATGCTTACTTTTTCATACAAGTATGCCGCAGAGAAACGGCTGTCCCCCCATTTCCGCGTCCGGGAGTTTCACTCCCGGCACGACCCCAGCGACATTGTAAAGGTTGACGAGCGGCTTTTGACCTTGCTGGAAAACATCCGAAATTTTACCGGAAAACCGGTGCACATTAACAGCGGATACAGAAGCAAGGAATACAATGCCACTCTCAAAAACGCTTCTCCCCGATCTCAGCACTGTAACGGCATGGCGGCTGATATTTGGGTTGAGGGCGTGACACCGTCCAGAATCGCAGAGATAGCAGAGTGCTATCTGGGCGATTCTGGCGGTATCGGCGTTTATCACACGTTCACCCATGTGGACGTTAGAACCAACAAATCAAGATGGAAAGGAAGTTATTGATATGGCACTCAGTATTACCGATGTTATCGCCCTTGCAAACGCAGGATTCAGCAAAAACGACATTGCCGCGTTTATGAATCTGGGCACGGACAACAACACGCCCCCGGCAACGCCGCCCGCGCCGTCCCCCGCACCTGTTCCCGCACCCGCACCGATCACCACGCCGCCCGCCCCGGCTCCGTCCCCCGCTCCGGCTGTTCCCGACTACGCCGCACAGCTGGCGGCGCTGACGGCAAAGATCGACGCACTGAGCGTTCCCAACGCTGGCACGGTAGGCAATCCGCCCACCGTGACTAGCGTGGACGATATTATCAGGGCCGCAGTTCTCCCCAAACCGGCAGAGGGCGCGCCCACCAATCAGTAAAGGAGAGTGACACAAATGGCAAATCCGAATATGCCCGCAAAGGCCGGTATGGGAGTTTTCAGGCCGACCGACATCTATACCATTGCCAACCAGCTGGTAAAGGAAGTCACCGGGCAGACCCCGGCGATCAGCGCGGTTGACACCTCTTCGTTTATCAACGTTGGGCAGATGTGTTTGAACCAGAGCAAAGAGGGCACGCTTCAGGCCCTTGCAAACATGGTTGCACGAACGATCATTACGACCCGCGCGTACAGTGGCCGCTTTACCAGCGTTGAGGTTTCCTCTCAGGAGTGGGGCCTGTTCATCCGCAAAATCGCGTTCTTCTCTGGCAAGTTTGACGAAACCAAGTTCATCAACACCGCCCAGAACCCTAACACCCTGAGAGACGGGCAGAGCGTGGATATGTACAAGATTTCCAAGCGCTACCCGCTGGAAATGTGGTATACTGGTCAGTGCACGCTTGACCAGACTTACACCACGTTCAAGACCCAGCTGACCACCGCCTTTACCAGCGAAAACGAGTTTTCCGCATTTCTGGCCGGTATCGCAACGGAAGTTGCAAACGATATCGCCCGGTGGAAAACCGCAGAAAATCGCGCTGTCGTGATGAACTTTATCGGCAGTCTGTACAACACGGGCAAGGCCGGGCAGAAAGTCAATCTCACCAAGGAGTTTAACGCGGCACGCGGCACGGCCTACACCACCCACGATCTGCTGACCACCCATTTGCAGGAGTTTCTTTCCTTCTTTGTGTCGTTCCTTCAGACCCAGACCGCTTTGCTGGAAGAAAGTACCGATCTGTACCACCTGACCCCCGCCTGTACCGACGACAACGGCGACCCGCTGACACTGCTCCGGCACACTCCCAAGAGTGAACAGAAACTGCTTCTGTATCAGCCGCTTATCAATGATGCCAAATCGTGGGTTTACCCGGCGATCTTCGGCCCCGGCTACCTGTCTTTTGGTAGTTATGAGGGCGTGAATTTCTGGCAGAACATCAACGACAAGGCGGCGGTTGACGTGATTCCCGCTCAGTTCAACGTGGACACCGCCAAGCAGGAGACCGGCACGGAAGTCAAGCTGAACTACGTTGTTGGTCTGCTGTACGACCGCCGCGCCCTTGCTACCGTCTACATGCAGGACAGTGTTTACACAACCCCCTTCAACACTAAGGGCGAGTATTACAACACTGAGCATCACTGGAAGATGAACTACATGCAAGACCCGACCGAAAACGCGATCCTCTTCTTTATGAACGACGAACCGTAACAGCCGCAAAGGCCCGACCGTAAAAGGCCGGGCCTTTACTTTTATTAGAAAGGATGGTAATATAATGGCACGAGGTAATTTTAACGGCGCAGTCCCCGAACCCAGCGTTGAACACGGATATCATTTCCACTTCGGGAACATTGAGAAGCGCGTGAACAGTACCAAGGCATTTGATTATACCAAACTCCCCGATCTGGAAAGAGTGGATTTCAAGCAAACCACCAGCATGGAGCGCCCCAGCATCTATGTAACGTTGAACAGTATCAATATCAGCCCCCAGTGGAATTATTGCCACTGTGAAGAGACAGCTACCTTTTACTGGATTCGAGATATCAGTATCCGCAGGGGAACCGCGAACATCTGGGAGTTTGCATTGGAGATCGACCCGCTGGCAACCTATCGTGACGCGATCTTGAAAACGGACGCATTTATCGAATATGGTTTCAATCAGGATTCCAGCGGCGCGACCTTCAGGCTTCAGGACACGCGGCAGGCTGTCGGAATGGCCCCAAAAATCTCTACCGCGTCCGCAGATATCACGGATGGAAACATTGACGCGTCCGGTGGTACTTACGTTCTGTCCTGTGTGGGCAAATCCGGTTTGCACGCTTATGCAATGAGCGCGGCGACATTGGGCAGTCTGCTCACCGCCGTTTCCCTGACGTGGGAAACCCTCACAAAACCAATGGTACGTTGGGAGCTGGCACTGCCCGAGTTTATGAACAAGTTGTTATTCGGCGGCAACGCATTGGAGTGCGTCCGCTCCTGTATCTGGATTCCCATAAACCTCTCCCGATACGGTGCAGGGCGGCAAACGGAAATTACATTAGGGCAGTTCAACACCACCGTTTTTGCACAACAAGTCACCCCGTCCAGTTCCCGGAGTGTTCATACCACGATAGCGATACCGTGGCCCGCTGACGACTGGAAGCGGATGAATTGCCAGATTCAGTTATACGTTCCTTTTATCGGCACGCTGGCTGTTCCCGTCGATCAGTGCAACACGGCGGCAAACATAGATATTGACTGGTCTGTGTGCTTCGTGGACGGCAGTGTAACTACACTAGTTCGCGCAGGAGATTATACCATATACGCAGGAAGCACCAGCATAGCCAGCCCCTACGGAATCGGAACCAGCAACATTGACCCTATTCGAGCGCTGACCGGTGCAGTCAATACGATCACAGGCGCTATGAACTTCGGCGGCGGTCTGCTGTCCACCGTGGCGGGATTCACTGGCGGCGTATCTCAGGCCGCGCAGGGCGCGGCACAGGTTGCGCAGGGCGTACAGCAAACGGTTTCCCCCATCAACTGCACAGCGGGCACAATGGGCGGCGCGTCTCAGGTGCAATTACCGTTGGAAGCAAAATTGACCTTGCTGTATTATCCCCCGGTGGACGACGCAGGTTTCCAAAAGGTGTACGGATACCCAGTAATGAAGGTTGCGAAACCTGTACAGGGATACTGTAAGACCCGGGGTTTCTCCTGTGCTCCGTTGAATGCAATGCCGGACGAAATTTCTTATATTAACGCCGCTATGGATTCCGGTGTTTTCATTGAATGAGAGGTGAACAGATTATGTATCAGTGTTACGATGGGCATTATGACGGCGGTATGCCGTTTCCCTGTTTCCAAGGCGCGAGTTTTTCAACCGACGCTCTGGGATACTGGGAGAGATCGTTTTTCCAGCGGTTGCGCGGCATGGTCAAGTTTGACGGACTTCCCAAGGCGGCAACCGGTCAGATCGAGTGGGATTATGACGCGTTCCTGTACCAGCTGTTCCGCATGGGATACTGTGTAGTTTTCAAGAGCAGAAAATACGGTGTGGTTACTCAGCCCGGTTTCCCCACCGGCTACGGTTTGCAATTCCAGCCGCGCGGAATGCAGATTTCCACCCCGTTCTTTAATTTCCCGCGCCCGTTGGAGATCGGCACGGAATGCGGCGTTATCAAGCTGACCCCCGACTATCGCGGAGTTTGGGATATCATTGAAAAGTATGCCATGGAGATGCAAAACGCCGAGGTTGCAATCCGGCAAAGCGCCCTGAACGCCCGCTTTGCTTACGGCGCTTTTGCAAAGGACGACAAGCAGAAGCGCAGTCTGGAAGCACTCTTCCAAAAGCTGGCGAACGGCGAAACCGGTATCATCGTGAACCCCGATCTTCGCCGCCCGGATGCCGGGCAGAAAGATGGAGAGTATTCCCTTCCCATTATGCAGATCGACCGCGATCTTTCCAAAAACTTCATTCTTCCCGATCTGATGGAATACCGCAGAAACATCTTGTGTGACTTCTACCGGGAGTTGGGCGTTTCTGTCCAGCCCAACAAGAAAGAGCGGATGGTGGTCACTGAGAGCAAGGCCGCAGACGCGGAGACCTTCAACCGCCGCGAGGTCTGGAAGATCACGCTGGAAAAATCGTTGGAAGTGGTCAACCGGATGTATAAGACAAACATCACATTTGAAATGGTGGAACCGGATATCAATTTCACTGAGGAAAGCGAGGTGCAGGGCAATGCTGGTGAATCAGCTGACGAGCGCAAATCTTGAATCCTTGCTGTTGTACGACCGCGATCTGTTCGCAAACATGGTTGTACCCATGGGGATGGAGAAAACAATGGTAGTTCAGGCGATCAGGCGCAAGCACGGCCTTGCACCCCTGTACCACCCTGACCCGGTTTGGATGAAATCCGAGCTGTTTTTCTGGAGCACCGAAAACCTTCCGATCTGGGAGAAACTGCTGAGAACCACTCAGCTGGAATATAATCCCATCTGGAACTCCGATGCACACATTATTACCAAGGATACCACCACCCGGGACAAAGACACCGCCGCCCAGCACGTCCAGAAGAATCACGGCGACATTACCGAAAAGGCCCAGCACGCAGGAAGTAAAGACGGCTGGAACACTGACGGCACGTTGTACCATGAGGACACCACCGGCGACGGCTGGAACACCGGAACCAATGCCCGGCACGGGGACACGTCCGGCACGGCTGAGAGCCAGACCCATGGAACCAGCCACTCCGACACGGACGGAACCAGTCACATGCAGAAAGACGGGAAAACCACTTCGGATACTGCCGGAACCCGGTTGACCACCCATACCGAGACCCAGACGGACGATCTGACCACCACGAAAACGGCGACCACCGACGTGGAAGGAAAAATCTCTTCTGAAAATGAAGCAACCTATCAGCCCTACGATACTCAGCACACGGATTATGATGAAAAGGGCACTGCAAAAGATCAAAAGGCCATTGACTGGACAGAAAACGAAACCACCGGGAGCCATACCTCTGGCACGTCCACCGAGACCGACGACGGCAAAACCCACGAGACCAGCGACACCGAAACCACAGGGCAGGAGACCCAGCTGACCACCGGGCATTCTGACGAGATCGGCAGACAGTCCGGCGAATACGGGGACAAGGGGAGCACCGCCGCCCGTGGGCATACCGAGGGAAAGACCGGTGAACGGGAAACCGCCCACGATGCCAAGGCGGGCACGCACTCCGACACCACCCACGGAATGGAGACCGGAAAGGAAAAAGAGACCGTTTCTGTTATCCATGAAGAGAGCAGGGGCGGCAATATTGGCGTGACCACCACACAAGCCATGATAAAGGAAGAGCGGGAGAGCGTGCTGTTCAACGTGTATGATTTTATCGCAGACAGTTTTCATAGAACGTTCTGTCTTGACGTTTACTAAAAGGAGTGGTATCATGGTGTCAGAAATCATTGTCGCTCTTATGAGCGGCGGCGTTACGCTCATTGGTGTGCTGATTGCAAACAGCCGCGCTCAGGCCGTCACCGAGACCCGGCTTGACGAGCTGACGCGCGAGGTGCGAGAGCACAACAATTTTGCCCGCCGCGTTCCCGTGTTGGAAGAAAAGGTCGAGGTTGCAAATCATCGTATTGACGATTTGGAAGAATTTAACAAAGAAAGGGGAACTTTGTATGAAATGTAAGATTGAACCGTCTACCATTGCAAGAACCGTCGTTCTTGCGCTGGCCCTTGCCAACCAGCTCCTCAGTGCAAGCGGGAAAAGCCCGCTTCCCATTGACAGCGCAAGCGTTGAACAGTGGGTCACTGCTGGCCTGACTACCGCCGCCGCCCTGTGGGCATGGTGGGAGAATAACAGCTTTACCCAGTCCGCGATTCAGGCCGATGCGTACCGGAAGCAGATTGAAAGGAAGGTGCATTAAGTATGGATTGCTACCCTTACCAGCCCGCCCCCATGGTTCCCGGCGACCCCGGGATGTACGATCTTCGGTGGATGGTTGCGCAGATTCAGAGCTTGACCCGCCTGTGTGAGGGTCTGGCAAAAGGGCAGGAAGCACAGGGCGGCAACGTGGCCGCGCTGAACGCGGCCCTTGCCGATCTGAACGCCGCCCAGAAGTGTATCAACGAGCGCCTGAACAGCGGCGACTTCGAGAACGGAAAGTTTCTGGAATGGGCAGACAAGAACCTTCCCGCCATGGTGTGCGAAATGGTGCGCTTTGTGTGGTTTGGCCTGACCCCTGACGGACACTTTGCCGCCTATATCCCCGCTAACTGGAATTGGCTGACCTTCGACACGGGCACGGATAGCACCGAACCCGAGTATGGTCATCTCATTATCAAGTACTGAACTGAAAGGAGTTTTCAATATGAGTTGTAAACCTGACTGTGGCTATCCCATCAAGCCCGCACCCTTCGCACCCGCTGACCCCGGCTGTGGCCCCTGTGGCCCTCATCATCCCCCGATGCCGCCCCGGCCCCCTGTTCCCTGTGGGCCGTGCCCCCCGTCTCAATATATCGGCTCCCGGTATGTTCCGATTTTTGCCGACCCCATCGAGTGGGATATTCACCGCTCCTATGAATCCCTTACCATTGTGACCCACGACGGCGAAAGCTACACGAGCAAGTGCAACGTGGGCCCCGGCATTGATATCACCAACGAGCGGTATTGGGCCAAGACCGGCGCATATAATGCGCAGGTGGAGCAGTACAAAAACGAGGTCAAGGATTTGTCGTCTCAGGTCTCCGGTTTCGCGTCTGACAACGCGGAATTCAGGGAGAAAATCGACCAGTTCACCAAGGACAACGCGGAGATGAAAAACACGGTTGCCGAGGATAAGGCCCGTGTTGACGCTCTGGCCGAGCGCGTGGCGACTGCCGAGACCGAAATCGACGGATTGCAGGCCACCACCGCCCAGCACACCACCGAGATTGCCGACCTGCACGCCAAGGACGAGGATTTGCAGAGGCAGATTACCAGCAATGACAACGACATTGCCGCCCTTCAGGCAAAGGACGTGGAGCAGGATTCCCGGCTGAACGGCATTGATACCAAGCTCAAGAGCCACGATGCCAGCATCGCCCAGAACACTGCCGATATTGCCAAGAATACCAAGAATATTCAGGACAATGCCGCTAACATCGCCAAGAACGCCCACGAGCTGGCCGACCATGCCGCAAAGCTGGCCGACCATGAGGGCCGTCTTACCGCCCAGCATGAGGAAATCACGGAAAATCATCAGGCCATTGAGCGCCTTACCAGTGTCACCGATGGTCTCCGGTCTGACCTTACCGAGGACGAGGCAAAGATTGAATCCAACCGGGATGCAATCGCCCACATTCAGGAGAAGGACGTTCAGCAGGACGGCAGGCTGGACAAACTGGAAGAGTGTTGCGAACAGGCCAAGGCCCACTTTACCCAGCTGGACACCAAGACCGACAACACCAACACGGCCCTTACCGCTGAAATCGACCGCGCTAAGGCCGCAGAGCTGGCGAACGGCCAGCTCATTGCCAAGAACGCCGCAGAGCTGGCAAACCACGCCACCCAGCTGGCCGACCATGAAACCCGCATTTCTACTCTGGAAAGTGACAACACCACCAACAAACAGGATATCGCGGATATCAAAGCCAAGAACGCCGCACAGGATACCGCGATTGCTGGCAATACCGATTCCATCACCCATCTGGAAACCGACAAGGCCGACAAGACCGCTCTGGAAAGCAAGGCCGACAAAACCGCTCTGGGCGACTACGTCACCAAGACTGAGTTTAATGCCGACCAGAAACGGCAGGACGATATTGTGGGCGACTGGGCCACCGCGCACCCCGGGCAGACCATTTCCGAGTGCGCGACCTCTCAGGAGAACGAGCTGGCCGAGCACGCGGCGAGCATCGCACAGCTGAAAGCAGACAAAGTGGCTGTCGATGGACTTTTCCAGACGTCCGTAGAATTTCCGAACATTGATTTTGTACTGCCGCACGCGGGTGTTCCTTCCGTAACAGCAAGCTACACAGTATTTGGTTTCATCACTTTGCCGTTCCTTCGCAATGCGGAAACCTCTTCCACCGCCAGCATTACCGTAGATTCTGTATTTGAAGCGCGTGTTTTTTATTTCGATGGTACGACCGAACTAATCCCGTATGAGGATATTAAGATAAGAGGACAATTCAGGCCGGGGGCTGTTTGTTTACGGGCCGACATTCCATCCACCAGCATTCCAAATCTTACAGTCAATAAACCGTTACTTATTCACCTTCGCATTTCCGTGACGGTTAGCACAACCGATTCCTAAAAACGAGCCGCCCACGACCTCTAGGCCGTGGGCGGCTTTTATTGTCCACGTGGAACATTATCCCAACCTTTCCTCTGTAAAATTATTGATGCCGCCCACCTCATACCGGCGCGGGGTCATTACTATCCAACTGGCCGAGTGGGTGACGCGCTGGAAATCGTGACGCTCTTTTATGGGGCTGTCGTGGTAAGAAAGCATCTGACCACCAGCATCATCAATAATAAGAAAGTCGTTCAGATTTTCAATATTATCTTTTAATGCCGCCTGCCCTTCTTTCTTGCCTACTCCCGCAATGGTGCTTTCTAGTACACCTTCACACGTCCGGGCCGCGTAACATTTCGCGTGTAAGAATCTGAATTCGGTGTAACCATAATCGGCTTGCGGGTGTTCGTCCTCAGCTACTCCAATATAGACGTTCTTGCCGTTTGGCTTTGTGACAACCACCCCGCGCTGTTCGCACTGGGCTTTTACAGCCGCGTTATATGCGTCAACGCCCGGGCATTTCGCCCCCTGATATTTACAGCTATCGGTATCCCAGTAGATCACCTTTTCCCAACCGACGATTTTCAGGATTTGCCACAGATAGAACCGCGTCAAGCTGGCTGTCCACAGGCCCCACAGGAAGGGGAACTTTTCAGCCTGTTTCTTATCAACCTGTTTTTCGTCCATATCTTCCAGCGTTTTTTCCCAGTGGGTGCAAGTAAATTCGATTGCGTCGTCAATTTTCGCGTCGTATTCGTCCCTTACTTGCTTCTGGGCCGTGGCCCCGTAGATCGTATTCACGCAGATTTTGGAAAAGGCATATTCTGGGGAACCCTTCATGGTTTCTTTGATTTTGAACTTTTCAAAGATCGTTTCGCGGAAACTGTCCGGCAAATAGTCCAGCTGGAACGCAAAACTTTCCATTGCTACCATGGTCTTATATTCATATCCTTCCCGGATGCGTTGCCAGTCGTTTGAATCGCAGTAAATGAATGCACCGTGTGCACCCAGCAAACGCCCGTTATCGACCCCGATTTCTCCGTCGATGGTTGCACATTTGCTGACCGAAATACAGGGGTCTGGGCAGTCGGGCCGGATACTGAAGTCAATCAGAAGGATTTTTGCGACCCAACCAAAACCGGCCCGTATCAGGCGTTCCATATCCTCTTTCGGGGTTTCGTCCGGGAGATTGAACGGTTTGCCTGAAGGGAATTTCCAGAGAAGTTGTTGAGACGGATGCGCGCTCTTGAAATCATAGGAGTTGCAATTGGTATAGGTGTACCCGGCCCGCCACCGCGTACCATGGGTATCACCGCCCGCCATTGCAAGGTATGCAAGCCGCGTTTGATTCTTGCTCAGGTGCAGACGGGCCATTGCGTTACGGCACTTCATATCATGGGAGATTCTGCTGTTCACCTCTTGCACGACCATAGCTGTATTTGTCATGGGGATGGATGCCGCGTTGTAACTATGCTCAGATTTCAAACGTTCAATTGCTTCCCAAAGGCCCAGCACGTCGTTCACGCAGTATGCAAATTCGGTATCTGACAACGGCGTATCGGGAGTACGGTAAACGGTATAATCGAGATCCCCTTTGAGTTTTTCGTGCTTACAACCTTCTGTCGCCCGGGCAAGGCTCTTTTGGAAGAGTTTCAGGCTATCACGAAATTCAATACCATTATCAAAAAGAAGGTAGAGCGGTTTCTGGCTTTTGGTGTACAGGGCTTTGCAGTCTCCCCAGCGATTGCACAACATTTGAATAAGGTATGTGTATTCATATCCCAGATTATGGACATACAGCACCAGCCGTTTCTTTGTCGTGATTCCCCACTTATCGACCAGAGTTTCCAGAATATCAACCCAGTCCTCAAAGTATCGCGGAACCACGACCGCGCCGCCTATGCACATCTGAAACGAGTAGGCAAAGCCGTCACTGTCGCTGTTGGTGGTTTCGATATCAAACGCGCAAGTTGTATCTAAATAACACCGGTCAAATGCACGGCGTTCTCCCCGTTTTGCACGCCCCTTCGATTTCTTGACGACACGGGGGCGCTTGAGCATGGGCAAAAACTCTGCTTTTGTTTCTGCTATTTCGATACCCTGACTAAAACGCATTTCAAACTCCAAACTTTTGTAAAGATTCAATCAATAGCGCACCCTGTCGTTTATCCTCTTCTATCATTTGCCCCAGCTCTGCCCGTTTGTCTGCCTGTTCCCGCAAATAATCAAGAGACCCTTTCGTGGCACGACCCGACATAATTTCAACGCGGATAATATCAGAACCGAGTATATTTTCTAATTCTTTCGTCATGTACTTTTCAAACAGGGCGCTCAGGTCATCCGATGTGCCCTCAAAACCCATATCTTGCGCGGCCTTCAGATACTTTGCTTCTTGTGCACGCATACCCTGAACTGTGGACGTTTGGGCGGTCATGTACTCCCGCAAATTGTAAAACAGACTTTCCAACTGCTGGCGGCTCAGTTTTCCAATTGCTGATTGACTTTCTATAAAACGGGGTTTCTCTTTTCCGGTCAAGCGGACTGCCATATTATACGCCCACTTTGTATAACCGGCCTTTTCCAAGGCACGCAAGCGGCTGTTCGCCGCTTTTGCCGCGCGTCTGTTGACATCCCTCAGTTCTTCAGTGGTGTACTCTTTAATGGGCTTTTCACCGTGTGCGTAATCTTCCCAAGGCTTTGCACGAAAAGGGCGACCTTTGCCGCCCTGTTTCCGCTTTTTGGTTTCTTTCTTCTCCTTCAGCTTTGCCGCCTTTTTGGCTTTTGCCGCCTTTTTGCGGGATGGTTTTTTGACCGCTGGCGGCTTCTGTTCGCTTCTGGCGGTTGCGCCCGCTGGCAGTTTATCAGGCTTCACCAACGTGGGCTTGTTCTTCTCTTTCCTTGCCATGTTATCACCCCTTCTTGAAATACTGGATTCTGATATCACCGTTGGGCAGTTCCGTCATATACGGCATATTGCCGTTTCGGTACAGGTGGTTATACAGATGCGTGATATCCGCGTTACTTGTGGCCCTGTGGGAGCAAGCCAGCTTGCGAATGCCCACCGCATTGCTACCCATTGCAAGGACGTTCTCTGGAATTACCTTGCTCTTGTCCATCCACTCAAACTCGTACAAATGTAAAGTCCTCATATTAAAACTCTCCTTCGTGATAGTATGCAACAATCTCTTCGTCACCGATCTTCCGGCCCTTCCGGTTGCAAGTCTCTGTTGCGCGTCGGAAGATTCCCGCGCAATCGCCAACGATCTTCAGATAGTAGACAAACCGGGCCGTTTTATATTCCGCGTCGGGGTGCGAGAGCAGGAAATTCTCCACCTGTTCAAAGTTACTGATTTTCAAGTACTTAATCATACCGTATCACCACCCTTACGATCTCCTCTTTTTCTTCTCCGAAAACTTTTCTTACAGCGACGATGTACCGGCCTATTGAATCCCAGTGTTCATGTATGAAGGTATACCGGGCGGCATAGGTAATAAGCGTCTTATTCTGTGATAGGAAATCGTAGCTCAGATGCGATAGTTTATACTGATTCATGCTGTCTTTCCTTTCTATTGTGCCTATTATAACCCCGCTTGCGCGGGGCCGACTTACCAGATTCTTCCTAAAATGTCAACTTTCTTTCCGTTCTTGTAAAGCACCATGTATTTTTCACCCGCAAAGTTCATCTTGATTTTGGTTTCCCACTTGTTACCGTCTCTATCAATACGGGTTTCAATGATTTCGTTTTTCATAATTGTTATCCTTTCTCT